ATTACAAATGCCTAAATTAAAATAATTTCCGCCCCAAATTATTTGATTTTTTGAAACTCTTTTAAGCTCTATAAAATATTCATCTTTTGGAATTTCATTATCCCAGTTTTTTGGCTTCCATTTTCTATTTTTTACTTTAGATGCTTTTTTATTTTTTCCAAGTCCCATTGTCATTTCTGAAGCTTTAATCCCATAAGGCGGGTCAACTATTGCCAAATCAAAATACTTATCAGGATAGCGAGCCATTAGCTGCATATTATCTTCGTTTGTTACCGTTATTTTGTCGCTCCATTCCATATCAATTCTTTTTAGTTCTTAAAAAATTATTCCATGCTCTTTTTGCGGCTGCTTTTAAATCATTCTTATCGGTAGCATCCAAACCATACTTTTTATTTATCCAGTCAATACTGCCATTTTCTTTTAAGATACGGCTTTCAAAAATATAAAATGCCCAATTGTCTTTGTGGCCGCGCTTGTTTTTCAGTTCCCATAAATCTGATAGCGTTCTACTTTGCGCCTGTTCGCTTTTCTTAACTTTTAGCAGTTCATCCAAGGTTGTATTATCTTTTACTGCAACGCCCGCAATTTCTTCAATCTGTTGTATTTTGATTTCGGGTTTAGCACCACAGTAAGGGCACTTAGGTTCGGTTTTAACGTAAGTTCTTAAACATTCAGTACAATCGGTGTATTCAGTTTCAAACGTTTCTGTATCGCGTTTTTTCTTTTGCATACCTTCTAATGTCCATTCACGCGTCTGTAGTGGGTGACCGTGCATTTTCTGATTACCTACATGGTCCAAAATTAAACAGCGATTTTTACCTGCCATCGGTCTTAAACCGCGGCCAACTATCTGAAGATATAAACTAAGTGACATAGTACGTCTAAGCATGCCTACAACTGATACAGCTGGAATATCTGTACCCTCGCTTATGAGGTCACAAAATGTTACCACATGTAGCGCACCCGATGCTAAACCATCAAACGCGGCCTTTACTTCGTATTCTTCTAAATTGCCATTAACTGCAACCGCTTTAAATCCCGCTGCATTAAACGCCGCCGCTACATTTTCTGAATGCTTAATGTTTACGCAAGAATAAATAGCAGGTTCGCCCGGTGCTAAACGTTTATATTCATCGACTGCGTTGCCTGTTATGGCTGGTTTGTCCATTTCTTTAAATAGCTGTTCGGTATTATATTCACCATCTTTATTTTTCTTTATGCCCTTAAAATCCGCCAACGGTTGAAAATTATAATATTCAGGCATAACCAAATTACCCATTTGAACCAATTCAGCTGGTAGCGGTCCTAAAACTAAATCAGAAAATACATCGCCTAATCCTTGACCATCACCGCGCCATGGTGTAGCAGTAACGCCTAAAACATAAACCTTATCGCCGTAAAAATCTAAAATGTCCTTCCATGTTCCCGCGTTGGCATGGTGCGCTTCATCAATAATTAGTAGGTCAGGCGTTGGTACTTCGTTCAATCTATTTTTAAGGCTTTGAACGCTGCAAACTTGCGCAGGTAAATAATACTGCTTAGGTCGGTTGCCTGCTATGAAACCGTGCTTTAAACCGTATCTTCTGCATCGTTCGCTAATCTGATTCACTAAGTTTTTTTTATGCACTAAGAAATAAACGCGCTTACCTTTACTAATTGATTCTAAAGCCATATATATAAACGTTTCAGTTTTGCCGCCACCTGTTGGTAACACAAACAATACTTTTTTATTACCGCTTTTATAGCTTTCTCTTATGTCGCTTACGCTTTTCGATTGATATGGCCTTAGCTGTATTGTATTCATTTTCTAATTTGGTTAATTCGGTTTGCAGTTTGTCAAGTATAATTAAAGTTTGCGGTTCAACCTTAGACCAGTATTCAACTGTTTGCCTACCAACGTCTGCACGCCTGCATAGTTCCGAAATACTGATGCCTAAAATATTGCATCGAATAGATAATTTTTCAAAAGTTTTCATATTTTTTTGTTTAAATGTTATGCAAAGTTAAAAACCTTTTTTAAATTTGTGCTATTATTTAATAAAATATTTTAAAAATTTATGACAAACCAAGAGTATCACAAAAAAACTGACTTCATAAGCAAGTCACTTTTAGACTTAGTACATAAGTCACCAGCGCATTACAAAGCCTATATAGAAGGTGAAAAACAAGCGCCTACATCAGCTATGAATTTAGGTAGTTTAGTTCATTCGGTTGTATTTGACCAGAATAATTACGCTGTATTGCCTGAATGCGACCGCCGTACAAAAGAAGGTAAAGCTATTTACGAATCGTTTATTGCTGAATCTGAAGGTAAGGAATTATTTGTATCGGCCAAAGATTACGAATTAGCACTAAACATTAGAAACGCTGTATTAGCACATCCGAAGGCGGCGTTATTGTTAGAACGTGGGCAAGCTGAAATACCAGTATTCGGTAAAATTGCAGACCTTGACGCTAAATGCAAAGTAGATTTTTTGAATACAAAGTATAACGTTTGCATCGACTTGAAAACTACAACAAGTTCAGCACCGGGCGAATTTTCTAAAAGCATCTACAATTACCGTTATCATGTCCAAGCGGCGTTTTATATGGACTTAACAAAAGCAGATAGTTTTATATTTATAGCTGTCGAAAAAGAAGCGCCGTTCAATGTTGAATTATATGAACTTGATAACGAAGCTATCGAACGTGGCCGTCAAGAATATTTAGCCGATATCGAAACGCTAAAAAAATGTAAAGAATCAGGCATTTACCACGGTTACACAACTGATAACAAAATTCATATTATTTCACTGCCTACATGGGCTAAATAACTTCAAAATGATATTAAGAAGATTAGGAAATAAACAAGCAATAGCACAGGATATAATTAAATATTTTCCTGAACATAACTGCTATGTTGAGCCATTTTTTGGGGCTGGTGGAATGTTTTTTAATAAACCAAAGGCAAATTATAACATACTAAATGATTTAGATAGTGATGTGTTTAATTTATTCCAAGTTGTAGTTAATCAAAAAGAAGAATTAGAAAGTGGTTTAAAAATAATGCCTATTCATTCTGATTTATTAGAACACTGGAAAAAAGAAAACGAAACAGAACCAATAAAAAAAGCATTGAGGTTTTTGTTTTTAAGCAACTTAACTTATTTGGGAAAAGGCGGAACTCTATCATATTTAACATCTGATGCAGAAAATAATATTTTAGAAAATTTAGAAAAAACACAAAAGAAATTATACGGATGCCGTTTTAATAATTCAGATTTTAGAAAGGTTTTAAGTTCTTTAAGTTTTAGAGGTAGAGAAAAAGATGCTTTAAATACTTTTATCTATTGTGACCCACCATATTTAGGAACTGATGACAATTACAGTAATTCATTTACTGAACAAGATAGCATTGATTTATTTAATTGCTTACAAGAAACAGGTTGCAAGTTTGCAATAAGTGAATTTGATAATGAGTTTATTCTAAACCAAGCAAAAGAACGATGTTTAAATGTCATAATAATTGGTGAAAGAAAAAACTTAAAAAACCGTAGAACAGAAATTTTAATAACAAATTATGAAAAACATAAAGGACTTTTTGACTAATAATTATTTATAACATTTAATAACTTCAAACCATGCAACAATTAACAAAACTGCCAACACTTCAGGAACTATTAGTAGAAAATGAAGACAGCCTAAAGCAAAACGCGCTTACCGTATTATTGAATCAGGACCCGCCCGCTAAGTGGTTAGTTCAGCATCCGATGATTCGCGATTACCGATACATACCGATAGAGAAAGTAGAATACTTACTCACGCGTATTTTCGGCAATTGGACCGTTGAAATTCGCGCGACACAAATAGTTGCTAATTCTGTAGTCGTAACGGTCCGTTTACATGTAAATAACCCGATAAACGGCGAAGCAATGTGGCAGGATGGCATAGGTGCCGCGCCAATTCAAACAGATAAAGGCGCTGGTGCTACAGATTGGAACGCCGTTAAAACAGATGGCGTGCAAAAAGCTGCACCCGCTGCCGAAAGTTACGCCGTTAAAGATGCAGCCGAAAAGTTCGGTAAAATATTCGGGCGAGATGTTAGCCGTAAAGGTTCAATGAATTATACAGATTTGCTGAAAAAATCAACGCTTAATGATGAATTAGAAAAATAAAAGTGTTATATTTGCGTATGTTCTGCAACCACAAAAAGAACTAAAAGATATTTAAAGCCCTGGATGATATAGGTCGTGGTTGCCCTATTGATTTCGGGGCTTAGTTTTTAAAAAAATATGTTATGGAACTTAAAATTAAAGAAGAATTTAAAAAGCTGATACCACCGTTAACGGCTGAAGAATTTAAACAGCTTGAAACTAACTGCATTGATGAAGGCATACGCGATGCTATTGTAACGTGGAACGGTTTTATTATTGATGGGCATAACCGTTATAAGATAGCTACCGATTGGCAACTAAGTTTTAAAACAATTGAAAAGGCTTTTGAAAGTGAAGAAGCGGTTAAAGAATGGATGATTATAAATCAGTTCGGGCGAAGAAATTTAAGTAATTATGATAGGGCTAAATTAGGCTTAGAACTTGAACATATTTTTGCACAAAAAGCTAAGGCTAATAAAAAATTAAGTGGTGAAATTTATGGTAAGGTTATTCAGAAATCTGAACAACCTATTTCGTTATTTCAAGAAGATAACCCTATAAAAGAAATTGAAATTATTAAACCTATCACAGCAATTAAAGAAGTTGCTAAAATTGCTAATGTTTCACACGATACGATAGCAAAGGTTAAAGTTATCGAACAAAATGCAGCACCAGAAATTAAAGAAAAATTAAGCACAGGCGAAATAAGTATAAATCAGGCTTATAAGGATATTAAAAAAGAAGAAAAGAAAGAAGAGCGAGTTAATGAAATTAAACAACAAATTGAAGCTGTTGAATCAGGTGAACTACCTGAATTAAAAGGTGTATTTGATATAATTTCATTTGACCCACCTTGGCCTTATGAAGGTGAATCAAAAGAAATAACAACTTATGACCCTAATGGCCGCCGTGTTGCAAATCCTTATCCTGAAATGAGCATTGAACAAATTAAACTAATTGAAGTGCCAAGTTCAGATAATTCAGTTGTATTTTTATGGACAACACATAAATTTATAAATGATGCTTTTGATATTTTAAAAACTTGGGGTTTTCAATATAAAGCTACATTAGTTTGGGATAAAGAAAAAATGGGAATGGGCGCTTGGTTAAGAATGCAATGTGAATTTTGTTTAATAGGTATCAAAGGTAAGCCATATTGGGATAATACTAAATATCGTGATATAATTAGAGAATCAAGGCGCGAACATTCACGTAAACCTGATTCGTTTTTTGAAATGGTTGAAAATATTACATTAGGTAGAAAACTTGAATATTTTAGTAGAGAAAAAAGAAATGGATGGGAAGTATTTGGTAATGATATAAATAAATTCTAAATGAGTAATTTTGATATAGCTTTAAAAAAAGGTGAATTAGGTGAAAATATAGTGCGTGAATATTTAGAAGCTAAAGGTTGGATAGTTTACCAGCCAATAACTAAAGATAAGGCGCACTATTTTGATATGCTTTGTACATTACAAAAAGAAAAAGGTATTGCTATTGATGTTAAAACAAAAGCAAGGCTAAACAAATGGAATGCGCAAGGCATTGATAAAAGGCATTATCAACAGTATATGAATTTTATAAATACAACTCAGGTTAATTTTTATTTATTTTTTGTTGATGACAAAACAGGTGATGTTCATTGTGCTGATATAAAAAATTTATCAAATCCTATTTACCCTAATGATAAAATTATAGCATGGAATCTTAATGATATGAATCTAATGTTTAAATTATCATTAGAACAAATTGCAGCACTTTCAATTTACGACCAGCGTAATTATGAATTTAAACCAAAATAATTTTGCTTTTACAAATATTACTTTTACTTTTGCCATTACGGCAGCCTGCTGCTAAAAACGTTCTTTCTACTTGTTAACACCATGTTACACCAATTGTAACGCATAAAACGCTGATAATCATAGCTTGTTACGCTGTTACACTTGTTACACTA